TGGCTCGCCGGCGCCATAGCCTCCGCGTCCGCATGGGTGTCCAACATGGCGTCGCAGGCCATGCAGGCCGGCAGCCGCTTTCTCACGAGCGTGGGCACGTTCCTCGCCCAATTGCCGGGACGGATCGCATCCTGGTTGTCCGCGACGATCGCCAGCGTCGCCAATTGGGCGTCCCAGATGGGATCCAAGGCGTTGCAGGCCGGTCAGCAGTTCGTGCAGAACATCGTCGGCACCCTGTCCTCCCTGCCGGGCCGCATGCTCAGCATCGGAGCGAATATCGTTAGCGGCATCGTCAGCGGCATCCAGAGCAAGATCGGCAGCATCGCGTCGAGCCTGCTCTCCGGCGTCAACGATGCCATCTCCGCTGTCAAAAGCAAACTCGGCATCCACTCACCATCACGCCTCATGCGCGACGAGGTCGGCGTGATGATCGGCCGAGGCATGGCATTGGGCATCGACGATTCAGCAGCCGTGGTCAACCGGTCCATGGACTCGCTCGTCTCCTCGATGAGCCTCGACGGTATGGACTGGTCGAAGACCGGACGATTGAACGTCACCACGGCCACGCCATCGGATTCCGACAGACTCTTGGAAACCGTCATCGGCAGGATGGACACGCTGATCGAAACCGTCGAAGCGGCGATGTCCGACGACCGGCCGTTCACCCAGCGTGACTTCGCGAGACTCGTAAGGAGCGTGGCATGAGAACCTTGAGCTACGTGAGCGGCGCGACAGGCGAGTCGATCGGTTTCGAAGGTCCGCTCTACGGCGGGACGCTCACTGGACTGCGCGCCCGCGTCTGGGATTACAGCCTCGCCTCGCGCGGCATCACGGGCATCGCACGCAAGACACGTGAGACGACCATCCCCGTGAAGATCCACGATTCTCCGGAGACGCTCAACCTATTGCGCCGCCTCGCGGACGCCGACATGGCATCCGGGAACCCGGGCACGCTCATCGCCGACGGCGAATGGGAAGCCAAAGCGTGGATCACGAAAAGCGAGCCGCAGTCCATCACGCCCACGATGGTCGAAACACAGTTGACCATCGTGCTGGCCGATGGCGTGTGGCGTCGTTCGACCATGACGCATTTCACGCCGCGATACGATTTCGGAACCTCCGACCTTGACTATCCATATGATTATCCGCATGATTTCGCCGGCATGGCATTGGGTGCCGAGATCGTCAACGACACGTCCATCCCGCAGCCGGTCAAACTCACGATATTCGGACCGTGCACAAACCCGTACGTCATCATCGGGGACAACCGATACGAGGTCGACGTGACCGTACCATCCGGCTCACGTCTGGAAATCGACGGCACCGGCGATGTCAGGACCGTCACCATGGTCAGCGGCACCGGGCTCGCCACCAACTGCTTCGCGCAGGCCGTGAGAGGCTCGGGCAAGGATTCCGGCCGGTACGTGTTCCAACCGCTCGCGCCCGGAACGCAGTCGGTCAGTTGGCCGGGAGGATTCCAATTCGACTTGACGGTCTGCGAGGAAAGGAGTGAACCGCCATGGACCTGATCGTCACCGACGCCACAGGCAAGCCCGTGGCGAGCCACGCCTCATACACGCTCGACCTCGCGTTCGGCAGCGGGGAGAACGACTTCGACCTGCAGGTCGAAGACGCCGCGTTGAAGGCGGGGAGCCGCATCATGATTGACGGCACCGAGTACGGCGGCATCATCGACGACACGGATGTCGACGTGGATGGAGGGCTGTCCACCGTCACATGGCATGGCCGCGACTGGCATGGAGTGCTCGCTTCGAAGATCATCGAACCGGACAGGAATAACGATTACCTCACCCTGTCCGGCACGATTCCCGTCATCATGCGCACGCTCGTCAGCCGTGCGGGATTGCAAGGCCTGTTCACCGTCACCGAAGAAAGCGCCGACCACAAGACCACCTGCCAGTTCGACCGGTACGTGGACCTGTACAGCGGTCTGGTCAAGATGCTTAGGGCAAGCGGACTCAAACTCCGGTTGCGTAATGACGGCGACAAGGTGTCCATGAGCGCCATGCCCGTCCGCACGATCGGCGACAGCATCGACTCGGACCTCATCGACTTCACCGTCAAACAGGCGGCGCACCCTATCAACCATCTCATTTGCCTGGGCAAGGGCGAACTCAAGGACCGTACCGTCATCCACTGGTACGCCGACGCGAACGGCACGTTCAGCCACACGCAGACACTCAAAGGGCTTGACGAACGCACCGCCACATACGAGTTGTCCAACGCCGAAGCCGACGAGCTCGAGGACAAGGGCAGGCAGAAATTCCAGGAACTTCGGAATGCCAGCACCATCGATGTGGACATTCCCGACGGCATCGATGCGGACGTCGGCGACCTGGTAACGGGCCGTGACAACAACACGGGCCTCGTCGTCACTGCCGAGATCTCCAAGAAGATCGTCAAGGTTTCGGGAGGCGTGCTCACCGTCACCTACGAATCCGGAGGTGCCAGCGCCGGTGGCAACAGTGGAGAATCCTCCATCGGGGATGGTGGCCACGCCTATTACGCGGGAGCCGGTCTCAAACTTGACGCCTGGACGTTCAGTGCCGACGTGACCAGAAACGACATCGACTCGCTCAACAACGCATTGTCGGGTAAACAGCCGAAAGGCGACTACATCACCGGCCTGAAAATCGGTTCGGTGGACACGCTCGCCCCCGGCGCACAGGCAAGCGCGTCGCTCACGGGCGCCGGCAGCGACAAAACCTTGAATTTGGGGCTTCCGAAAGGCGACCAGGGTCCGCAAGGGGAGAAGGGCGACAAGGGCGACACAGGACCACAGGGGGCCACCGGAGCGACCGGACCCACCGGTCCTCGGGGAGAGAAAGGAGCGACCGGGGAGCGAGGGCCGCAAGGCGTCGCCGGTCCCGAAGGCCCGCAGGGACTGCAGGGGATACGCGGCGAGAAAGGCGATAAGGGTGATGCCGGCGCGATCGGCGCGGCGGGACCGCAAGGCCCGACGGGTTCCACAGGTCCGCAGGGTCCCACGGGTCCACAGGGAGCGACCGGCCCCCAGGGCAGACAAGGCATCCAAGGTTCCCAAGGCATCCAGGGCCCGCAAGGGGAGAAGGGTGACAAGGGCGACAGCGGCGTATCCGCCCCCTCGAACGGCTTCTTCACGCTCAGCATGGAAGGCGACGGCGACCTGTATGTGAACTATCCGGACAACACGAACCCACCCTCGTTCGTCTGGGACTCCGAGAGCGGGAACCTGTACGTGGACATCCCGGAAAGGTGACACATGGCGCGACTATTAATCGGCAACATCAAAGGCCCCAAAGGCGACAAGGGCGATACCGGGGCCACCGGCCCGCAAGGCAAGCAAGGAGCGCAGGGCGTTCAGGGAGCTAAAGGCGACGTCGGCCTTCCGGCGCTCGTGATGAAGAAATCCCTCGTCGGCGAATATCCGGTGGGATCCACTTTCACGGGGAACGTGAGCGAATGGTTGAACCGAACACCACTCGCCAACGAATATTCGACCGCATTGTCAGGTGGCGGAAAATACAGCATCGTCTGGCAGTGCGTTTCACAGTCCGGCAGCCTATTCACGGGAAAGACGATTTCCCGTCAATCCATCATCGGAACGCAAGGCCCTGCCGGACCGCAAGGTCCAAAAGGTGACGTCGGCCCGCAAGGCGTGAAGGGCGATACCGGCGAGACCGGGCCCAAAGGAGCCACTGGAGCTGCCGGACCTACCGGCCCGCAAGGTCCTGAAGGGCTGAAAGGTGACAAGGGCGACAAAGGCGATGCCGGACCCGCCGGAGAAGGAGGCCCTACCGGCCCGCAAGGTCCGAAAGGCGACACCGGCCCTGCCGGACCTACCGGAGCAACAGGCCCCACCGGGCCGCAGGGTAAACAGGGAATACAGGGAGCGCAGGGACTGCAGGGTCCGCAGGGGCCGGTCGGCCCGCAGGGTGCCAGCGGTGTGACGGCACCAACCTCCGGATTCTTCACACTGCAGGTCGACCCGAACGGAGACCTGTACGCCGTGTACGCGGATACGGCCACCGCGTCAGAAGCTCCCGTCTCCTACGATCCGGCGACGGGCGACCTGTACTACATGATCAATGACGGAAAGTAAGGAGCGCATATGACGAAGATTCTGCTCGGCAACGTCAAAGGACCCAAAGGCGACACCGGACCGCAAGGCAAGCAGGGAGTGCAGGGACCACAGGGGCCCGCAGGAGCGACCGGCGCGACCGGAGCGACCGGAGCGAAAGGCGAGACCGGCCAACGTGGCGACACCGGGTTGCCTGCCTTGATCATCACCCGCATACTAGCCGGATACTGGACGTCCGCATGCTCGGATTTTGACTGGAAGACACTCAGTTTCAACCGTGCCCCGACCGTAGGCGAATACTTCTTCGCCATGACCAATGGCGGCAAGAACCTGATGTACGCGCAGATCACAGCCACCGGGGAAAACGTGACGTTCAAGCCAGTCTCGAACACAAGCCTCGTCGGCCCGAAGGGCGACAAGGGCGAGACGGGCATGAGCGCAAGCCAGGCGTTCATCGCCGCCCACCCGGTCGGCTCCCTCTACTGGACCACCGCCACAACAAATCCGGGAACCACCTACGGCGGCACTTGGAAGGAATGCAACACCATCCTTCCGGGACACATCTACCAGCGCACAGCCTGAAAGAGGAAGGAACATCAATGGCACGAACCACGAACATCACCAGATACACCTGCGACCGATGCCACGCCTCCGAATACCTCGCCGACGGTGACCCACGCACCTCCAGCGACTGGCACGACATCACCCACACCACCGTCGACGGAGTCGCACAGGGCGCGCTCGTCTGTACCGCATGCTGGCAGACGTTCAAAGCGCTGGCAGCCACGCAGGACGCCGCCTACGCCGCATACCTCAACAACACAACAGATAGGAAGGAATGACCATGACCATGAATCTCATCACCGGCAAGGCCGGCGCTCCGCACATCACATCCAGCGACCAAGGAGCCATGCAGGCCGGACTGGTCGGAAACGGCAACTACCTGCTGCAAGGCAGCGACGGCAAATTCCCCGCCGTGACCATGCAGTCAGCAAACAAGGCACTCATCCCGGTCCTCAACCTTGTGATCGAAGGACGATACGCACGCGTCACCGCGGCGGAAACCGTCACCATCGAAAGCGGAGTCACAGGACGGAACCGCAACGACCTAATCTGCGTGAAATACACGCGAGACTCGAACAACATCGAAACGATCGCGCTCGCTGTGTTGAAGGGCACCGCCACCAGTGGCACGGCGGCTGATCCCACGGTTCCGTCGGGTAGTATCCTGAACAATTCCGGTACCGTGTGGATTCCGATCGCCCGCATTCCGATCAGTGGCATCACCGCCGGAACTCCTGTCATGCTTGTCAAGCAGTTGCCTCCGATGAGCCAGCTGTGGGATTCCGTAACCCAGACTTTGATTAAATCGCAGTATGGCACCGTGACCGGCGTGAAGTCTGGCAAGATCGCGCAGATTAGCATCAACTGGAAAAGCGCGAGCACTGACTCGTGGGGCAGTGGACAGTTCGGTACAATTCCGGAGGGTTGGAGGCCTGCGGTCGTCACGCATGGCACGTGGTCGGGGCGTGATGGTGGCAGCCAGCGTGATTTCATTCTGGAAACGAATGGCAATTTCCGTTATGCCAATTGTGGCGCGGTGCAGAACAGCGGCACGTTCTACGGGACGATGACCTACATTCTCGCCTGAATAGCTTTCCGTAACCCAGACATGTCAACTTCAGTGGCAATCCACTGGATCGTTCGTCGGCTCGCCATATGGCGGCGGTAATATATTCACCGTCAAAAACGGGCTGATCTTCGTTGACCTAGCCTCTTTTCAAAGCACCGTGAATGTCGGGAATTTCCAAGTCTGGCAGTACAAGTCTGGTATAAAACCTTCCAAGACTGTCGGCCTTGGATGTATCGCCAATGTGTCAGGCCACTCCTATGGCAAACAGGCGAACTGGAACACGGACGGGTCAGTGACTCTCATTGGCGGTGTCTCGACCGGCGATATCATCCAATGCTTCCAGAAAGTCATTCCGGTACCTGATGGCGTAATATTCAGCTAGTCTCGCATGACCGGCACGATTAAGCCTCCATTATGCCAGCAGCCGGCAGCAATATCATGCTCCGATGAATCTCTCCACGAGATTATGTTGTTGGCCATGTAAAACCTTGCCGTTGACTGTGTGCTGGAGTCGATATTGTTATCGAAGCACCAGCCGAAGGATTCACGTGCGGTCTTCCACCCTTTGACTGTAGCCAAGTTGACGGACCCCCATGAGACAGAACGGAACCTGCCGCTGTTCTGCCATAGGATGCTGAGCACGAGCAGCGCATCTGCACCTGACTGGGCACAAGCCAAAGGGATGATGGAAGTGTCAATAACAAGCTTATCGCTCGTCGTCTTCGTGAGGGTTACGGAATCCCACAGCTGG